CCCGGCATATGTCCTTCAGCAGTTATCCACGCATTGGGCAAGCGGTCGAGAAAAGTGGATATAGGATCATTGAAGTAGTCTGTGGCATGGCTCGCGGTGCTGATATGTTCGGCGCTAAGTGGGCTTATGAGAACAAGATTCCAATAAAGAAATTCCCTGCTAATTGGGACGAACACGGACCAGCTGCTGCTGGACCTATCCGAAATGCAGAGATGGCACAGTACGCTGATGCGGCCATTATCTTCATTTGGGATGGATCTCGTGGAAGTGCTGACATGGAGAGGAAGATAAAGTCGTTGAAGAAACCTTGTTTTACTGTATGGAATGGAGAGATTGATTATGCATTCTGATGATGCAAAGGCTAGAGTTTTATATAGGGGGTGGGTTGATCTACAAGGTATTAATTCTAATCGATTTCCTGCGTGGCATGAACTTCTCATAGGTACGCAGAATGCGTGGCGCAGAAAAGCGGCAGCCGGTGAAATGCCTGCGCCGGCGGGCAAGCCGCCTCGCTCCGGCAACTCCGTCGCGGCTGACAGTCTCCCGCGCACTACTGATCCGCATGAAAGGTTGGAGTTCAACCTCAGTGCTGCACAGGAACAAACTCCACTCCTTGACAAGTACTTCGGCGTGCAGGAAACCTTGCAGGAACGTGGTAGCAGGTACGGTGACTTCACAGATAATGCCCGTATCAGCCAGCAGCTGAAATCCTTGATGGCTGGCTTCAGTGGGTGGGGTGAGTTGAATTACGTGCAGCGCGAAGCCCTTGAAATGATCGCACAGAAGGTGGCCCGCATCCTGAATGGGGACCCGAATTACAGAGACAACTGGCATGATATTCAGGGTTATGCCCGACTGGCAGAGGAGAGGTGTAATGAGACGTGATCTACACGACAAGATGCAACAGGAGATGCAGGCCGGACCTGATCCGGGCGATGAGCAGGTGCAGCCTGACTGGACTAAGAAATGCGAGGTTTGTGGTGAAACTCCTATTGTCCCGCTGACAGGTATGTGCGGCCCTTGCACGTTTGGTGAGGCTGATACGGCAGGAGGGAATTGGTGATGGCTGATTATATTACGCTGCTTGGCAGTGAAGAGATTTCTCGCGCGGGACATAACATGCTATCTGCGGCAGATACTATGCTTAGTGCGGCTAATGCTATTAATGAGGCGCATTGCAACTTCCTGTCTCGCCTAGAGCAGATTCTAGCTGATGATCGTGAAGCAAGGAGGGAATTGTGATGACTAAACTACAGGCAGCCAAGGTGATTGAGTTGGTGGGAGCAGCTGTTCAAATGCTTCTAACAGTAATTGATCTAAAAGCACCATCAGCACAAACTAACGAAGCTACTGAGGCCTACAAGGCAGCTGCTCGCGCATTGTTAGAGGTGTGCGAATGACTAACGTTAACACTGTCAACCTGAGCCGGCAGGAACTTGAAGCCGAATACGAACTCTCCCAATGGGCTCTCACATGGGCGCTGCACAAGCTGGGAGGACATATGGAAATAACTCAAGCCGACATGGCTGAGTTTGACAAACAGGGGCGGATTTGGTACAATCAACTTCCTGGACCGGAAGGTGGTCTGATGACTGTGGTAGAGTTCGTAGAACTCTCCGTCGCCGAACACGTCGGGCATCTTAAGTTGATTGGTGTTAACTAAGTGCACGTCGCTGCACGGGTTCAGGAGCTGGGATGGTCGGAGGCGCGCAGGAGTGAGGCGGCAGCGAGACATCTCACCCGGTGTCCGCTTTTGGCCCGGCGGAGCTTGCGACGCCAAGGGCCGAGGAAGGAAAAGAATTCATCCCAACTTGTCCAATCGTGTGTTAGAAGCGGTCATACCCTGTGAAGCATATAACACGATAACAGGAGAATATGAAAACTTCCCATCAAATGTTCCTTCGCCGCCACAACAAGCGTGGTCATGAAGATATCAGGGTTCACATAGACTGGGATGGAGTCAGTGAAGCAGACATTAAGTTGATGGCAGCACACTACGTCATCAACCGTGCTGCGCATGACTTGAAGGATTATGATAAGAATCTTCCGGATTCTGTAGAGTATCGTGCTGCGGACTTTGTTCACAGTGAACCTTTGGTTAACAAGGACTACACTGTACCTGACAGTTGGAAAGCTTCTCGGAAGTCAAAGGCTCGAAAGGAACTAGAAGAACTTCTGGAAGGTCTGTCACCTGAGGAAATCAAGATTCTGTTGGATCAGTAGTATCATTCACAATGTGAAAGCTTCTTACAGGAGATTTAAGTGTTTCGACAAGATCTATACAAATTGAAGAAGTCCGGTCGTGTATGCTATCCATTCCCTTGGGACAGCCACAAGCTTCCCTGTCCGTGGAAGGGTGGATACATGCGAGTGATGATTCCGCTGACTGTGGCAGAGCGCAAGGGAAGTACCAAACCCTGTCACACTCAGATCGTGAAGATTTCCAATCTTGAAAAGGTCCAAGAAGGTCGGCTGACTCTACAATGAACGGCTATGAACGTCGCAGGCAGGAGAGGTTACAAGCTCAGGCAGCGCGCAGAGAAAAGGAACGTGAAGAAACTTTCATCAGTACTAGCAACTTGATCTCTGCGTATGAGAGGGAATTCAATGCACTGTATGGATACCCGGCGAAGATTTACAGTAAGAAAGGATGGATCTATGTAAATGGAAAGAATGTTCGCCGTGATCGCTTGATTGAAATGACCAGACAATTGCAAGCTAGACTTCACCAACAGGAGTTAAATATACCGGAGCAGTCATTATGACACCAAGATATAGCCCCCCTGATTACATGCTTGATCCTCCAGATGAGGAAGAAGATGGAGACATTCTCTTTGACGATGATGGTCCTGAGCCATTGAGTCAGGAGGAGCTGGATGAGGAAGCTGCATTCTGGTTTAATCGTCCAGGGTCTGATGGATATGCTCCAGCGGATTTTGTCTATGATCCGCATAGCAGGAAGGGTTTTGATTGATGGCCCGCCGGAAGAATAAATCCCTCCGATCTGAACTTGCCACATGCACGGCTAAAATCTGTGCTTACATGGAAGTAGGAAAGGTATGCGAGGCCCGACAATGGGCCTCCATACTTGAGAGTAAATTAAAAGAAATGGGTCTGCTGGTTGACAAACCCATCCCGGACAGTCATAATAACCCTTCAACCTGAAACACCAACACTATAACAACGGGAGGCTGCTATGCGCGGCGGCGAAGAAGAGGAATAAGAATCTCGGGTTCCGACCTCACCGCGGGACCACGAATTGTGTTCGGTGAGAAAGTCAAGTTAACTTAACTTCAACAGGAAAAGAAATGGCTACTATTAAGGCTACGAAGAAGGATACGGACAAGGTTGTCGAAGTCGAGTACGACCTGCCGGAAACTCTGGAAGGTCTGAGCGAGAAGTTCGGAGCTGAAGCTGTCGCCAGTGCTGCGGTGGACTCGTTCACGATTTCGATTCAGGCTGTGATTCGTCGCAACTTCGACAAGTCGCAGGAAGAAATCGAAGCCGCTGTCGCACAGTGGGCTCCGGGTGTCCGTCAGCCGGGCGTCAAGAAGTCCCCGCTGGAGAAGGCGAAGGCCGCTCTGTCGCAGATGTCTGCGGAAGATCGTGCTGCGCTGCTGGCGTCGCTTCAGGGTTAATTGAAGTACTGGCCACAGTCCCTTGGCCACTCATAGGTGCAATGCCTGTGCAACGTGAGAGTATTCTTCCCCGATTACTTTTGCGATGGGACCTTTTAAGAATACCACTAGCATAAAAGTCACTCATTGTGAGGACTTTCTCAACCTCTGGTGGTATTCTTAAGGGTGGCTCCGCTCTTGTCGGGTGTACTCAGGCAGACGCAGAAGCGTAAAGGTCATACGGACTCAAGGGCTGCAATTCTGCCGGTGGTGGAATCGGTAGACACAACGGACTTAAAATCCGTCGCTAGGGCGTGAGGGTTCGAGTCCCTCTCGGCAGACCAACAACTTTATAACAGGATAACTCTAATGACATGCGTAAAGACCGGGGCCAGAATCTACTTCCATAATTACGGGATGCTAGTAGTTGGCGATGTATATCTCGTGCATGATACATTCATCTTTCGTTGGAATACTAACAGTATTCAGTACACCGACGACAAAGATGCTACGCACATAGTCGACACCATTCAGGATTCTAATAGCTGGTGGCACCGAGATGATCTTGGTGTTACTGTTGTGCCCGGCTATCTAGTTACAGCGTGGGCTTAATCATGATTAAGCGCCCAATGCTTGCCGCTAAGGCAACCGACGAAGAACTCCAAGCCCTATTTAAGCGCGGGCACAGTTTCCTTTTATCTCCCAAAATAGATGGTATCCGTGCCCTAGTTGTCAACGGACAACTTGTCTCGCGCACGATGAAACCCATCCGTAATTACCACACCCAGTCACTATTCGGCCGACCTGAATTGGAGGGGTTGGATGGTGAGTTGGTGGTGGGAAATCCTTGGGATAAGAACTTGATGCAACAGACAAGTTCAGGGGTTATGAGCTATAATGGTAGGCCTAACGTTCAGTTCTGTGTGTTTGATAGATGGAATTTAGACGCATCTTTTGGAGTGCGGTCAGAAATGACTTCCCATATGATAGATCACCTAAATCCATATAAAGTTTTTTCTTTAGGGCATTATATAATTCAGTCATATGATGAACTAATTCAAATGGAAGAAGAATTCCTTTCACAGGGCTACGAAGGAGTAATGCTCCGCCACCCTAATGGCCCATACAAGCAGAACCGCAGCACACTTCGGGAGGCCTATCTTGTCAAGGTTAAAAGGTTCGAGGACTCGGAGGCCCTCATCACCGGCTATGAGCCGTTATACAGAAATCTTAACGACGCTGAATTCGATGAGCGAGGATACACGAAACGCTCTCATGCCAGTGACGGAAAGGTCGCGGATGACTTACTTGGCAAGGTTGTTGTGCGAGATCTCGGAACAGGTGTCGAGTTTTCCGTCGGCAGTGGTTTCACTGAAGCTCAACGAATTCAGCTCTGGGCTTCACGGGATAGCAATCTTATGGGACGAGTCATCAAATACAAAAGCTTTAAAAACGCCGGAGTGAAAGATGCTCCTAGGCACCCGATTTTTCTGGGATTTCGTGACGTGGAGGACTTGTGAGAAGGGTTTACATCTTAAATGAAGGCACTCATGACTACTCTCCAGCCGAAAGGTTTGGAGAGTTAGTCTTTTGTACGACGGGAGTGCTTCCTAAAAATGACATTAACAGGTTGGCAAAGGAACTGGATAATGTACTCAGCGAGAGTCAGCCAACTGACTTAATTATGCTGAGCAGCTTTGCTAGTATCTGTGCTGTGGCTGCTGCGATAATGGCTGCACTGCATGGAGAGGTGCACTTCCTTACTTTCCATGATGGAGAGTATTATGAGAAGGATTTGATGCTATGAATGTGAAAGATGCAGCGGTTATTCTAAATAACATGCGTAAAGACTTGGCTGCTTATGATCTTATCAGTGACGAGGAGCTTGAAGCATTGTTATTGGCTATCCGCGTTCTTAATGAGTGGGGTGGTTAATGACCTTCACAGCCCAATCAACTTATTACGACAATACACGTTTAAGTGACTACAAGTCATGTCCTCGCCAGTACTTTATCCGCCACGTTCTTGGGTGGGCAGTAGACTATGGCAAAACCGCTCCTGCACTGGTCTTCGGTGGTGCATGGCACGAGGGTATGGACACTGTCTGGAAGTATGCTAAGCGACCAGAGATTGGAGGAGACAAAGGTCTATTAACGCAACTTGCCTCCGACCAGTTTAACAAATACTGGGCTGAGCAAGGCTACCCAACTAACATCGATCAGGTTGAAGCTGATAATCTTGGTGCCCGTACTCCTATGGTTGCTAAGGAGATGTACTGGCACTACATTGACCAACGCTGGAACATGTTGCAGAGAGCAGAAGTTCTTGCTATTGAACAACCCTTCGCTGTGCCACTTCCAGGACTGCCTGATCACTGGTACGTTGGACGACTTGATAAAGTTGTGCAGGACCAGAACCAAAGGCTGGTGTTAGAACATAAAACAACAACACTGTACCGTGTTAACGGGAATTTTGATCCTCAGTACATTGAGAGCTGGTTCAGTTCCTCACAGGTAAAAGGCTACCAATTCGGTGGAGGTCTTTACTTTGAGGGGATCGACGGAGTCTGGGTGGACTGTGCACTTGTGCATAAAAAGGTGCATGATGGGTTTAAGTTCGTTCCCGTAGCTCACCACATTTCCCTTCTGGAAGAGTGGATCACCACGACTATTACGTGGGCATCAGAAGTGACGAACGCAACTAACCGGTATAACGCCGGGGAGAGCGTTCAGTCGTGCTTTAAGAAAAACGAGGACAGTTGTTTTGGAAAGTATGGAAGCTGTCAGTTCTTAGATATTTGTAGGACTTGTGCCGATCCTACAAGTTTGGACGGTCCGCCGATAGGGTTTAAGGTTCAGAAGTGGGAGCCGTTCGACATTTTGAAGCTAGATAAACTCGTACAACAGGAGAACAGTGATGCTGGTTCAGCTTAATTCTATGCAAGCTCTGCTTATTCCAGATGAGTTTGTGACTGGAGACGTTATCCAAGCACTACTGAATTCAACGAATGCGAAGGCAGAGTATGAAAAGGGTTTTGGCTATAGGTGGACGCCAGCTGAAGCAGTAATAACTATTACTCCGCAGAACGCTCTAACACCTAAGAAAGAACCCACTTCAGAGGAGATTTTCTAATGGCTGGCAAGAAAGCAACAACTAAACTGACCTTTGCTGTAACTGTTCCACAATTAGACGGACTTACTATTAAGGATATGCGTGCTTATATTATAGAATCGCTTATGACTAATACCAAAGCAGCTAAGCTTGATAGCGATTCTTTTGATACAGTAAAAGTTCATCTTCTAAATAAAGAAACTCACTATGGCCAACGCTAAGGATGCAAAGCAAACTTCCGGACGGAAGTTCCTGCTTCTCGGAGATACTGGTGGAGGAAAGACCACTCAGATTCTAACCTTCCCCGGAAAGAAGTTTGCTTACCTATTTGATCCGAACGCTATTCTGTCCCTTCAAGGACATGATATTGAGTATGAAGAATTCCTGCCGGATCGACTCAACTTGAGCATTAAGTCTTTGTCAAAGGGATCCGGTGGTGAACAGAAGGGAGATAAGACAACGAGTTTCCAAAACTCCCTGTATGTAGAGTGGGAGAAGGATTTCAATGATCGAATCAAGGGAGGATTCTTTGACAATATTGATCTCATCGCATTTGATAGTGCGACAACTCTCCTCGACCTCATTATGGACCGAGTTCTCACTATCAATGGTAGAGCAGGTAGTTGGCCCCAACAGGATGATTACGGACCACAGATGCTCGCCTTCCAGAATGTATGTCGTCAACTTACAGCGTTAGGTAAACTTGTGGTAATGACCGGTCATCTGGAAACACGGCAGGATGAACTCACCAAGAGAATCTTCCGTGGTCCTATGATGACTGGTCGACTGCGGACAAAGATTCCACTGTTGTTCTCGGACATCTTTGTTTGTGAGGCTAATAACGATGGTCGAGGTGCGACAAAACACTTGATTCAGACGGTGCCGGACAGGACTACAACAACGGTTAGGACAACCATCAAGGGGCTTAACCCCCATGAGGATGTAACCATTGACTGGAAGAAGGATCCTGTTGGGCAGGGCATAGGTGGATTAGTTATGAGGGAGGGCAAATGAAGAGAAGCAGGTTACAGGAACTCGCTGATTTAGTTCGCGAGCATACTGATGAAAAAGAGAAGATGATAAAAGATCACAAGAAAATTCTTGCTGGTCTGGAACGAGTGAATGAGGAGATTAAAGCCTTAGAGAATGAACGCAAGGAAGTACACTTCGCACTGAGTTGTTCCGAGGCTGCGCTTGTTAGTAAGGATAATCAACTTCAGGCTGCAAAGAATCGTATCAGCCAGCTGGTGAATAACTGGGAAGGTGGTGCTGTCATGCAGTTGAAGGATGCAAAGCCTTATGACAATTGAAGCTGATGAATACCAAGAAGCTTGTGCTGAGACTGCCATCTATCCCAAGGATCAAGGTGTCGTCTATACCATCTTGGGACTCGGTAACGAAGCAGGAGAATTACAAGGGAAGTATAAGAAATTCATTAGGGACAATCAGAACTGGCCAGACGTGAAGGAAAATTTAATCGCTGAACTTGGCGATGTTCTGTGGTATTGTGCGCAGTTGGCAACGGAACTTGATGTATTGTTGTCTTTGGTAATGGAACGTAACATTCATAAGTTGCAGAGTCGAAAGGAACGAGGAACACTTGGGGGATCAGGAGATGCTCGGTAAGTTACGAGTACTGATCCTATGTAGATTCTTCGGTATCCACAAGTATCCGCTCCCATGTAAGTATTGTGGAACACTTTGGGAGCATTAAAAAGTACCATTCACAATGTGAATGATACTACCAAGCCCGAAAGGGACTCTGCCCGCAAGGGACTTAAATCAAAGGTGAAATGAAATGAGTTTGAATCTGAACTTCGATGACGTAGTTGAACAGAAGCCGCTTCCGAAGGGTCGCTATCCCACGCAGATTACTGCTGGCGAACTGAAGGAAACTGGTGAACGTTCTAAGAACCCCGGTCGTCCGATCATGCAGTTTACGGTCGGGTTTACTGGGCCGAGCAAGGAAGAGCAGGCTGCTCCAGTTGTTCGTCACTACGTCTCCCTTCCGCATGAAGAGGATGAGCCGGCAAGCTACAACTTCAAGTTGCTGCTGCTTAAGCGATTCCTTGTGACCTACAACATTCCGTTCAGCAATGACTTCGATCCTGAAGAAACTGTCTTTGCTGCAATCGGGCAGACTGCGGAAGTGGAAGTTGATCTGACGGAACCGGATGATAACGGTAACGTTTACAATCGTCTGGTGCTTCCGAAGTTGCGTGACTGAGTTGTCTGATTCCCTGGGGGCTTCGGCCCTCAGGGACTTTTATTAGGAGAAGAAATGATTCCCGCGAACATGGCAGTCTTGGACACAGAAACAACTGGAATTGACACCAAGACTTGCAAAGTTGTTGAGATTGCTTTCCTTGCTGACGGAGCAGATTTCTGCACACTAGTTGATCCTGAAATTCCTATTCCGCCAGAAGTTAGTGCTATCCATCACATCTGTGATAGCGATGTGCAGGGAGAAGACACTTGGCCGGAAGTTAGTTTAGCCGTGCAGGAAGAATTGCATGCTTTGGGCATTACAATCTTGGTGGCGCATAATGCTGACTATGATAAAGCTGTGGTCGGATTCCACGAATTTGCTTGGGTGGACACCTACCGTTGTGCTCTACGGCAGTGGCCAGATGCCCCAAGTCATAAGAATGAAGTGCTTAAGTACTGGCTACGATTGGGAGATCGTGGTCGTGCCTTCATGCACGGAGCACACTCAGCCCTTCATGACTGTAAGACAACTGCACTAATTCTTGAGGAACTCCTCAAGCACAACTCCATCGAAACTCTAATCGAGTGGAGTAATGGCCCGAAGATGTTTGCGAAGATTTCCTTCGGCAAACACGCAGGAAAGAAGTGGGAAGAGATTGATACCGGCTACTTGCAATGGATGTGCAAGCAGGGTGATATGGACAAGGATATTGTAGCCTGCGCAGCACGAGAGATTCAGCGGAGGAAGGATAATGCAGCTTCAAAACCTCTTTAAGCCCTTGGATGAATTGTCTGACGAGGAACTAAAGGCTCGCTTGCAGGAGATCCGACATAACCGTACTGTCGAACGTCCTGCTGCTAAGGCTCACGCTAAGCGAGCAGAAAACAAAGGTAGAGTCAGCAAAGTTAACAAAGCCCAGGGACTGTTAGCTGGACTTAGCAAAGAACAGATTGCCGAACTCATCGCTGAATTGGGGAACACTAATGGTTAAACAGGTTATCGAGGGGCAGAGAAAGGACAAGCTAAAGCACGTAAAGCTAGCTGATATCATCTGTGAGGATCGTGCCCGAGAGGACTTGGGAGATATAGATGGCTTGGTTCAGTCGATTAAAGACAAGGGTGTTATTCAGCCTATTACAATTTCTGGAGAAGGAAAACTTCTTGCTGGCGGCCGTCGCTATACTGCTGCTAGCCTGTGCGGGCTGGACACTATTCCTTGTATTGTTCGTGAAGATGTTTCTGCAATAGATGCAAAAGAAATTGAACTGATTGAAAACGTCTACCGCAAGGATTTCACTTGGCAAGAAAGAGTAAAACTCACGGCGGAGATTGATACTTTCTACCGTGCCAAGGACCCAAACTGGTCTCAGCCAAAGACAGCAGAACTTATTGGTAAGTCAGTAGGCATTACCAACAAAGACTTGCAACTTGCCAAAGCTATTGAAGCTGTACCAGAGTTGGGCGAGGCTAAGACTGCTGACGATGCCTTCAAGATGATTAAGAAAATCGAAGAAGATGCTATCGTTAAGGAACTTCGACGCAGACAAGAAGCGCAACATAACACTGCACCAAAAGCAGGTGGAGTGGATGCTGGGGTTAATGCAGCCCTTAAGCAAGCCGACCAGAACTACATCATTAAGGATGTGTTTAAGGGGATGGAGGGCTTGAGGGATAACGGACATATCTCTATCATCGAGTGTGATCCTCCCTACGGTATTGATTTGAATAGTCAGAAGGGCAGCAAGGATACCATCGGTAATACTGTTGAAGGTTATAAGGAAGTTGATGCCAGTGCGTATGAAGGTTTCCTTGCTAAGCTGACAACTGAACTCTATCGAGTTGCTGGTCGTGACTGTTGGATGGTTTTCTGGTATGGCCCAACGTGGCATAGTCAAGTATTCAACGCTCTGACTAAGGCAGGTTGGAAGGTCGACGAAATCCCTGCCATCTGGGTTAAGCCCCACGGGCAGACGCTACAACCGGAGTTGTATTATGCTCGATGCTACGAACCATTCTTTGTCTGCCGTAAAGGTAAGCCTATCATGGCCGAGCGCGGCAGGTCTAACGTTTTTAATTATAGTGGGGCTAATAGCAAGTATCATCCTACTCAGCGGCCCGTTGAGCTCATTGAAGAAATCTTTCGTACGCTGTCTGCTGGTATGGATACTGTGCTTGTGCCTTTCTTGGGCAGTGGTGCTACTCTTAGGGCTTGCTATAATCGCGGGCTTAAGGGTTTCGGGTTTGATCTAGACGGAAAATACAAAGATAAATTTATGCTCGCTGTTGAGGAAGATACAAGAAAACTTTTTCGGGAGTAATGTATGCCGAATCAAGACCTATACGAGTTAATGGAAGCTATCTTTGAAGCAGAAAAACTAAACAAGACACAAGTATGTATGCATAAATCCTGTCCGCAATGCCACGGAACTGGAAGGCGAGAGGATGGTTTAGGCCCTTGTATTCACATGATTAGCTGCCCATGCCCTAATTGCACACCGAGGTGCTAACGTGTCATTCTTTCCAACCATGAACGCGCCGCGTAAGATCAGGCCCGAAGGAAATCCTAATGCCAAGATCGCAATAGTCGGTGACTATACCAGTGCGTTCGATGATAATGCGCTCAAGCCTTTCCAAGGAACAGGCGGTCAAGTTCTGGAGCAATGTCTCCACTTGGCCGGCCTGATCCGTGGAGAGGTTTATTTAACTCATTGTATCAAAAGTAAGCCAACCAAACGTAGTCCTCCTAAGGGTCGTGATGGCCCTTGTCCGGAGTATTTCCTTGAAGGTAAAGGAGTATTCACCCCAGCAGGTCAGGCCCATGTAGACTCCCTGCGCGAGGAGCTAAACGCCTCGGCAGCCAATGTGGTGGTTACCTGTGGCCGGGCCGCTGCGCAGGCCCTGGCCGGCGTCAAGGCTCTCACAGCCCGCCGCGGTTATGTGCATGAGAGTGTGGGACTGGATAGGGTAGTGAAGGTTATTCCTACCCATCACCCTGGCCAAGCCGTGAGAGGTATGTTTACCTACAGGCACATGATTACTTGTGACCTGAGAAAGGCAAAGGTGGAGAGTGCATTCCCCGAACTGAGCAGGCCCGAACGGCATTTGGTGTATGAGTATGCGAATGTTGAGGAAGCGCTGCAATGGATTCAGTACTTCGCCGAGCAAGTTGACAAGCCTCTCAGTGTGGATATTGAGGTAATTAATTACGAGGTGAGTTGCATTAACTTGTCGGTTGACCCTAAGGTGGGTTGCGTTATTCCCTTGGCAGACAGGTGGACATTGGAGGAAGAAATCCTTTTGTGGCACGCACTGAGCAAGTTGTTAGGTAATCCTCACACTACGAAAGTTTTGCAAAACGCTATCTTCGACGTGCAGTTCATGCTTTCACGATACGGTGTTTATATCCGAGGGCCGATTCATGATACGATGATTGGGCATAGCTGTGCCTATCCAGAATTGCCTAAGGGATTGGGTTTCCTCGGTTCGATTTACTGCGGGGCTCAGGAGTATTGGAAGGATAAGGTAAAATTTGATGACATAAAGGAGAACAGCTAATGGACTCCGATGTCTATTTGATGGACGAAGATCGTCAAGCTTACTGGCAAAAGCGTGGAGTGGATGTTCGTATCGGCTGGTGGTATTTTGAGGTAGGCGGAAAGATCTACGGACATTTCCTGAAACAGAAAGAAGCTGATATAAACAGGGACTATATTCTCCGCAGGATCGAGACAGGTTGTCCTAATGGAGTGTGCGAATGAAGATGAGTAAAGATTTTCTAGAGTATGCTGCGCTGGACGCTGCCTGTACGCTTGAGATTCATGACAGCTTCTGGCCAGAACTTGGCAAGTTTCAGGGAGCTGTTGATCTGACTATGAAACTGTTCCCCGTGCTGATGTTCATGCAGACTAGGGGGATTAAAGTTAACCGTCCCGCACTGAATGATACTCGTCGGGACGTTGCGGAAGATGTAAAAAAGAAGCAGGAAGAACTCAACCTGTTGTGCGGGAGGCCGCTGAATGTTAACTCCAGCAAAGATTGCCAAAACTATTTCTACAGTGAACTGGGTGTTAAACCCTACACTAACAAGGAAGGTAACCCTACGGTTGATGACAAGGCATTACAGAGACTTGTACGAGGTACAGCTGCTCGCTCCGGACTACGACAAGCTAAACTTGTACAGGAAATTAGGGGACTGCAGAAACTTTCTGGAACTTATCTCAACCTTGAATTCGATGCAGATGATCGTATACGCTGCTCATTTAATCCACGAGGAACAAAGTTCGGCCGTCTGTCATCCAGTAAAACTATCTTTGGAACCGGCACTAATTTCCAAAACCTCCCGCAGGATTTCAAAAAGTTTCTTGTGGCGGATGAAGGTTATGTTTTTCTGGAAGTTGATAAGCGGCAGGCAGAGTGGGTGGTTGTTGCGTATGCAAGTGGCGACGCTAACATGATCAGTGCGGTGGAGCGTGGCATAGACGTGCACACTCACACCGCAAGCCTTATGTTCCACGCAGACCCCGACATTATTAAGATGGAGAACAAGGTTGTCGGACATTCAACTGACGCAGATTATATTAGGGAGTTGCGACAGGAGCAGTTGTCAGAGTTTTATGACGCTAGGTGGCCTCGCACAATGTCACTGCGGCAATGTGGCAAGAAATCCAACCATGGTCTTAACTATGATGAAGGAGCAAATGGATTCGCTCTTATCAATGAGATTGAGATTCCGGAGGCCCGAAGGATTGTCGCACTATACCACCAGATTTATCCCGGAATTAGAATTTGGTACGAAAGCCTCAAGCGTGATCTACAACGAGACAGAACGCTTACTAACTGTTTCGGTCGCTGCGTTAGATTTATGGGACAGTGGGGAGATGAGTTATGGAAGTCTGCCTACTCCATGATTCCTCAAAGTACTGTGGTGGACTCTCTCAATGATGGAATGGTTAAGATTCACGGGGATAGTGATCTTTGCGCTCCGGAAGGCTTTAATATCGACGTACTTGCGCAGGTTCACGACTCGGTCCTGATGCAGGTTCCGTTAGACATTATTACAAAGAAAGAAAACTTTGAGACTATTATCGGGAAGATCACGGACTACACCAGTCCGGACATTACCTACAATGCGCGCACGTTTAAAATAGCTAGTGACTACAAATTCGGCTTGAATTGGGGAGGTGCTCATGACGAACGAAACCCTGAGGGCATGGTCGAAGTGGGTAGTTACGATGACTTTATGACCGCGCTGGAGGGATGGAAATCTAATGGCAAGAGAAGTAACTGACTGGATTGATAGTTATTTACAATACACAGATAACACCGAAAGTCCTGTCAGTTACCATAAGTGGTGCGCCTTGTCAGTTGTTGCGGGAGCCCTTCAACGCAGGTGTTACTTGCAATGGGGACTTGCAGAGGTCATCTACCCAAACCTTTACGTGGTGTTGATAGGACCATCAGGACGAACTAGAAAGGGAACAGCTATTGGTATCGCAAAGGATATGCTTAAGAAAACTGCTGGTGTAACAGTTGTACCGGAGTCATCTTCCGGCAGGCAGGCAATGATCTTGGCTATGAAGCGGGCGAGTAAGAACTTCGAGGATCCTATTGATGGGAAGATTAAATTCCACTGCTCCGTCACAGCATTCTCAGAAGAACTTTCAGTCTTTCTTGGTCAGGGAGACATTGCATACCTTTCCAATCTCACAGACTGGTACGATAGCAAAGATGATTGGGAGTACGAAACGGTTGGTAGAGGAAAAGACTCTCTACAGGGACTATGCCTTAATCTGTGCGGAGGTACTGCCCCAGACTGGATTCAAAGTATGATCCCACACGAAGCACTCGGCGGAGGTTTCACCAGCCGAGTTATCTTCATCGTGGAGGAGAAGAAACGAAAGATCGTTCCAGAGTACTTCGTCGATGCGGCTACAAGAGAGCTAGGAGAAAAACTCCAACGAGACCTGGAACGAATTGCTAACCTGTCCGGCGAGATGACATTCGATGAGGAGGGTAAGGATGCCTACGTAGCTTGGTACATCGAGCAGGACTCTAAGCTAAGTGCTGGGGAGCCTGCCATTCAAGATAAGCGTTTCGCCGGTTACTGTGAACGTAGGGCTACCCACCTACGCAAGCTGATGATCGTGTGTAGCGCAAGTCGTGGAGATGATTTGAAGTTGACTAAGGCAGATTTCCTTAAGGCAAAGGGCCTAATGGAAGATGCAGAAATCAACATGCCCCGGACGTTCGGAGGACTGGGTAAGGCAAGGAACAGCGATGCAGTCGACACCGTTATGAACTACATTCAGACTATGGGCATCACTACACGGACAAAGGTTCTGCAAATGTTCTACCGTGACGTTGATGCTATGACCCTTTCAAGTATTGAACAAACACTTCAGCAGATGGGCAAGATCAATGTTAAGCTTAACGTGAATACGCAGGATAAAGTTTATACTTGGATCAATGATTAGATGCTTTCACATTGTGAATGGAACTGTGGACAACATCATAGAATTTCCTAAAACTAGTTCCGGTGACG